CTGCTGCGTTATCTTACAGCGTAGTACCTTAAGCTACTTTTAACAACGCCCTATCTGAGCGCACATTGCCGCCTGGAGAATTCAGCCAGACGGTGAGGTCGCCGCTGACCTTCGCCAGCTCGTTGCGGAACATGGCAGGCGTGATTTCATCACCGAACCATGTGTCTTCCGAAATCGGTCCGTTGAAGATCAGCTCGGTTGCGCCGGTGCCTTCATTGCGTACCCAGTTCCAAAACTTATTCATCTGCATTTCCTCCTTCCTCTGCGAAAGCGCCTGCGTCCGCCAGCTTTGTGAAGCTGCCGTTCACCAGATACAGATTGCCGCCTTCCTCTTCGGGAATTGCGTTCATATCCTCCAGCTCACGGATATCATTTGCCGACAGCCAGCCGTTCTGCCGTGCGGTCGCATAGCCCTGCATACGGCTTGCATAATCGCCGCGCAGCAGCCCTTCCACATTGAACTTAATGAAATAGCGCCCCTTTTCGGAATCCGAAAGAAGCGCTTTTTGTAGTCCCTGTTCCCAGCGTACCAGCCACGGATCAAGGGTGTATTTTACGAATTCCAGCGACAGATGCTCGATGTTGGAGAAGGTTGCATGGTCGAGGTCGCCGATCATGTGCAGCGGCACTCGGTAGAGCCTTGCGATCTCCTCAATCTGGAATTTTCGGGTTTCAAGGAACTGTGCCTCATTATTCGGAATGGAGATGGGCGTGTATTTCATGCCCTCCTCCAAGATCGCAGTTTTATGGGCATTGCTGCTGCCATACGCCCGCTGCCAAGCCTCACGCACACGCTCCGGATTTTTGATCACGCCCGGATGCTCCAGCACCGCCGAGGGCGATGCGCCGTTTGCAAAAAACGATGCGCCGTATTCATCGCAGGCGACCGCAAGACCGAGTGCATTTTTCGCCATTGCAATGGGGCTGTATCCGACCAGACCGTCAAAGCCCAAGCCGGGAATATGCAGCACCTGTTCCATTGGCAGAATGATCTCGCCCTGCTGCTTGAAATTCGGGTTGTGTTCGTCATATCGGCTGTAGCGGTAAATGAGCCTGCCGCGATCGTCACGGTCAACACGCACCTTATCCGGCATCAGCGGGTACAGCCCGATGACATCACCTCTGCCGTTCCGGATGATCTGCGCATAGGCATTGCCGTAGATCAGCAGATGTGCCATGAGCGTTTCCCGGAACACAAACGATGTCATTTCGGGATTCGGCTGGTCATGCAGCAAAAAATAAAGCGGGTGCTTCGGCACTCGCTCTTTTCCGTTATCAGTGTATTGGTAAACGTGCAGGGGCAGTTGTGCAATCGCCTCCGACAGCACTCTCACGCAGGCGTAAACTGCAATGATCTGCATTGCCGTGCGGTCGTTGACTCGCTTGCCTGCATGAGTCCGTCCGAAGAAATAGCTGTAGGACGGGCTGTCGTAGCTGTCTTTCGGCTTATCTCTCGACCGGAACAGTCCGCTGAAAATACCCATGTGCATCAGCTCCTTTCTTGACTTTGTGTATATGGGTGTGGTATAATAATGTTAAACTAAATGTGGGGCAGTTGCTCTACAAATCGGAATTTGTGGAGGAAAATCAATATGAAAACTGCACTGATTGTCATAGATATGCAAAATGACTACCTTTATGAAAAAAGAAAGGATATATTTTCCTACAACACCGCTGAACTTACAGCCGCAGTCAATGAACTTATACACCAATACCAAGATAATTTCTGTGATATTATTTACATACGCCATATTATTCAGGATTTACCAACCAATCGACTTCTGTTTGGTTATTCAATAGCAGGAACGGAGGGTGCCGAACTTTTCAGAGGATTAGACATTGTGTCAGATTATTGTTTTGATAAACTTTTTAGCGATGCGCTTTCAAACAAGAAACTGCGTGAGCTTATTCAGAAAAAAGGATACGAAACACTTCATCTTTGCGGATTGGACGAATGTGGCTGCGTAACTGCAACGGCACTTGGCGCAGCAAAACGGGGAATAAATGCAAAAATTATCAGCAAAGGAACCGCAACGGTGTTTTCTCCTAAAAAAGTTGCCAAAGCCCACGAAAGGCTTAATAAATCAGGTGTTGAATATATTTGATTTCTATCAAAGAAATTCCAATTTGTATCAGTTTAAATCAATGTTATGAAATATCAAATAACTAAAAAATGCGGTGAAGCTGGCTCAGCTTCAAATTCCAATTTGTAGGGGTAACTACATCTATAAAATCAACATCTCCCTTGAATCATAAACCGACTCATCAGACACACATCCACAGCGGATCGCCCGATCCAGCGCCATGATCGTGGCGACCGTTCCGTCAATCTTCTCCGTGGATTTTTCTTTGTCCGGCTTGATGTTTCCGGCAGGGTCACGTCTGATGAAAATGTTGTCCATATTCCAGCGCAGCACCGGATGCCCGTTGTGAGCGATCTTCTGCTCCAGCGTCAGCTTCATCAGCTCTTTGGTCGGTGGTGACATATCTTTGTAGCCTTGCCCGAATTGTACCATCGTGAATCCAAGTCCCTCCAGATTCTGTGACATCTGCACTGCGCCCCAGCGGTCAAAGGCAATCTCCCGGATATTGAACCGTGTACCCAGCTCGTCAATGAAGTTTTCGATGAAACCGTAGTGAACGACATTGCCCTCGGTGGTCATCAGGAATCCCTGCCGCTGCCAGAGGTCATACGGCACATGGTCGCGGCGGACACGGAGGTCAAGCGTTTCCTCCGGCAGCCAGAAATACGGCAGAATATAATAATGGTCGTCCTCATCGGTCGGCGGAAACACCAGCACGAATGAGGTGATATCCGTCGTGGACGAGAGGTCGAGACCGCCATAACATACACGCCCTTCCAGCAGCGATTCGTCGAAATCGACCTTGCAGGCATCCCACTTATGCATCGGCATCCAGCGGACGGTCTGTTTCACCCATTGATTCAGACGGAGCTGCCGGAAGGCGTTTTCTTCGCCGGGATTCTGCTTTGCGGATTCGCAGGCTGCTTCAACCTTGTCCATTCCGATGGTTTCACCCAGCGACGGATTTGAGTTTTTCCAGACCTCCGGCGCAGTCCAGTCGGCATCATCGGGAGCGCCGTAGATCACAGGGTAGAAGGTCTTGTCGATCTTGCGCCCTTCGAGAATATCCTGTGCCTTCTGGTGCTGCTCGTAGCAGATGGAATTGGTGTCTGTGCCAGCCGTTGTAATCAGAAAATACAGCGGCTGCATTCGTGCATCGCCGGAGCCTTTCGTCATAACGTCAAAGAGCTTTCGGTTGGGTTGCGTGTGCAGCTCGTCGAACACGACTCCGTGGATATTGAATCCGTGCTTGCTGTATGCCTCGGCGGAAAGCACCTGATAGAAGCTGTTGGTCGGGACGTACACGATGCGCTTCTGCGAGGTCAGGATTTTGACGCGCTTATTCAGCGCAGGACACATCCGCACCATATCGGCGGCGACATCGAACACGATCGCAGCCTGCTGGCGGTCAGCAGCGCAGCCGTATACCTCGGCACGTTCCTCACCGTCGCCGCAGGTCAGCAGTAGGGCGACCGCAGCAGCAAGCTCGGACTTTCCGTTTTTCTTCGGAATTTCGATGTATGCCGTGTTGAACTGCCGGTAGCCATTGGGCTTCAAAACGCCGAACAGGTCACGGATGATGCGCTCCTGCCAATCGATCAGCTCGAACGGCTTTCCTGCCCATGTACCTTTTGTATGGGCAAGGCACTCGATGAACCGGACTGCGTAGTCGGCGGCAGCTTTGTCGTAGTGCGAGTCCTCCGCCATGAACCGTGTCGGTGTATAATCTTTCAGCTTTCGCAAGTGCCTCACCTCCATGAGAAAAGCGGCTGCCTTCCGGTAGCCGCCTTCGTGTTTTTAGTTGTATTCGTGTATCAGGATCGCCAGCGCCATTTCCGCTGCCTCGTTCTGCGGCGGAACATCCAGTCCCCGGTCGTAGTTGTAAACAACCTCGCCGCTGATCTTCAGCGTTGCCTTGCTGATCCTACCGCCATCGATTCCGTACTGGCTGCCCTCGTCGTAGGCTTTCACCCAGTAGTGAACTACCATGTAGCCGCCTTCCTTTTTCGGAACCCCGATCGTACCTTCGTGCCACATATTCGTTTCCTCCGTGTTTCGTAGTTTCCGGCGGGCTTTGCCCTTTCGTTGTACCCATATTAACTCTGAATGCGAATAATAGCAAGCCGCTAAAACCACAGAAGATTCGGGGAAAATGTGCGGCGGGTGTTGTGTATATTACACCCGCCGCTTTTCGGTTATTCGCCGAGGGGGATCGGCATCAGGATGTTGCCTACCAGCACGAAGTCGTATGCCTGCCGGAAGAACTCCGTGTACTTTTCGGTCAGCTCCTGCGGCAGGTCGGTGAAGTCATCCTCGCCCAAGCCGCAAAGGAAGAATGTACCCTTGATGACGCCGTAACCCTTGATCGGGCGGTTCCACTTCTGTTCCGGATGGTAGAGGGCTTCCTCCTCGCAGACCAGTACTACCGGATCATCGAAGGGGTAAATCGCCTGAATGTATCCGCCGACCGTCTGCTTCAGGCTTTCAAGCTCTCCGCTGATCTCCTTTGCGTAGGGGCGCTTGCCCGGTTCAACAACTAAAATGTTCATGTGAATGCTCCTTTGTGTTTATTCTGCTTCTCCTGCGGTAGAAGAATGATCCGGTGGATCATTCAGATATTAACTCTGAACCGAGGATATATCAAGCATTATCGGCAAAATAAATGTGACAAACATCGGGGTGGAAATGCCGCGGAATTGTACATCGCTGGGGAGCCGCACACGGTCTCAGTTGTCGCTTCGGTCGGTGCTTCTGCCTTCGGCAGAGGTGTCCACCGGGCACCCGCATCCCTGTGTGGGGCGGGTTACCGAAAGGGATACCGTTTGGAGGGTACCCATCCCGCGCCACACGGGGCAACGTGGTCGGGGACACAGGCTCTGTGCGGCTCTGTGCGCCTTATTCTTCGCCTTCGTACTTCTCGTGGATGATGCCGAGAATCTTGTCCTGTTCCTCGCGTCCGACGCCGAGGCTTTCAAGGGCTTCTCTCGTCCCGCAGTCCGGGCAGATCGGGCTGCCGTCCACACGGGAGGTCGCAGGTTGCTCGGTGTACACCCGCCCGCATTTCGGGCAGGTTTGTGGCGTTCTTACTCGCTCCTTCATCGCTGTACCTCCTTTGCGCTGGTCTCGTAGGCAGCATCGAGGAACTTGGTGTCGAAGCCGAAGTTCCGGTAGCCTTCCTCGCAGGTGCGGATGTAGGCAAGCGACGGAATGCCGAGGCTGCGTTCCTCGTGCATGATGTATACGAAGGCGGTCAGCTTTTTGGTCTTGCCGCTTGCCAGTTTCACCGGCAGGCGGACTTCCTTCTTGTAGTAGAAGGTCGGGCAGCCCTCGTAGGCATCCAGCCGTTTCTCGTCGTCGGCGGTGACCTCCCAGACCGCAATCGGAACGATGCCGTTCTTCTTCGGTTCGATGGTCAGGTACGCGCCGGTCTTGCTGCCCTTGTAGAGCAGTTCGTAGTCGGGGATCGCCGTGATGCCGATGGGCTTTGCACCGGGGCAGCGGTACTGCATCTGGCGGATGTTCAGGTTTGAACCGTATGCGAGGTAGTATCTTTTCATTGCTTTTCTCCTTTTGTCTTGGATTCCGTTTTCGTTCCGGTACGCACATATTAACTCTTTTCCGGCACTATATCAAGCAGATAAAACTACAAAAGATATGTGGATTTCCGGGCTTGCGGTTGTGTAGTATACGCCATGCCGCTGTTTGCAACCTGTGCGCCCCGTACAGGGCTTTTTACCGAAAGGGGCAGTTACTCGGAGGATACCACTCCCGCCCCACACGGGGCGCTGTGGGCGCTGTGTGCGGCTTGCCGCCCCAGCCGCCGTGGTTGGCGGTCGGGGACGCAGGCTCTGCGCTGGGATTCGGCAGGCTCAAGGTCTGCCGAATCGGAAGGCGTTGTCGCCGGTAAGGTTCTGCGTCAGGGTTTCTCTTGCCGTTGCGAACTCGTCGCCAATGAAGCCCATTCTCATCAGCCAAGTCCGCATCGCAAACTTTTTGTTTTCCTTCTGCTGTTCCTTCGGGCTTGCGCTGCGCAGGTCTTTTGCCATTTGGCTCATTGCGAGGCAAAGCTGAATGTAGCTCTTGAGCTTGCCTGCGTGAAGCCCGTTCTGCTTGCCGCCTGCGGGCTTGTCGAACTGGAAAAGGCGGAATTCAATTGTGCCCTTTGTGAAGGTGGCGTGGAGGTTCAACATATGGTAGCGGCTGTCGTTGTAGTGGTGGGTTCTGCCGTAGTCGCATCCCTGTGCGCCGTACCAGATGTCTGCAAGCTGCGCCATCGTGGTGGGCTTTTTCTTGTTGAGCTGCTGCAGGAAATTCGGGTTTACCGTTCTGCAGTAGCGGTTCATGCGGCTGCTGTCAACCTTGATTGCCTCGGCGATCAGTGTTTCGTGGCTTGCCATCAGGTTTGCGAGGTTTCTCAGGCTCTGCGGTGTGTGTCCCGCTGCGCCGATGTGAATGTGAACTCCGCAGCCTCTGGTGTAGTCGCTCTTTGCGCCTGCCTTGCGAAGGCGTCTGATCAGCTCCTGCAGGCTTTCGATGTCCGCGTAGTGCAGGATCGGTGTGACCAGTTCGCACTTTTCGCTGTCCGATCCGCTGATGCTGCAGTCGCGCTGGAATTTCCACTCGCGTCCCTGTGCGTCCCAAGCGCTGTAGGTTTCGTAGCCGTTGCGGTGGGCGGTGTACTCGCTGCGGTTTGTGCCGAAGAACTCGGCTGCGAGTTTTGCTGCAGCCTTGCGGGTGATGTTGTTCATCTCAACCTCAACCCCGATCGTCTGCTCCTTCATTCTGTTGATCTGTGCCTGTGTCTTTGCGTTCATGGTGGTATCCTCCTGTTTGGTTTTTGGTGTGTTTTCCCTTTCGGTAGTCACATATTAACTCTGAACCGAGGATATATCAAGCCGCTAAAACCACAGAATATCGAGGAAAATACAGCCTTGATGATTGTGTAGTATACACCCTTGACTTACTTGCAATCGTGTGGTAATATGGGGTACGATGGAATAGGTTCTCACATTTCCGGCAGCCCCCGGAGGCTGTAAAATCAGCCGCCGGAGATGACCTCGAACTCGTCTGCACCTTCGATCAGCGCAAGGCTTCTGCCGTTGTCCCACTTCATATGAATGTTGCCTGCGTCGTCGATGATTGCAACCGAACCGGTCGTACCGGGCGGCACGGGCGCGATGTCGTCCGCCATGCGAATCAGGCGGATGCGGGTGCCTGCGGGATAACGCTCCCGCAGGGCTTTCAGTTCAGCGTCATTCGGAAACCGCATCGTCAGCACCTCCTTCGGGCTTGCCGTGGCGGAAGGCGGAGCTTCCGGTCAGGTTGCGGAGAAGTACCTTGCGGGCTGCCTTGTAGTCTGCGCCGATCATGCCGAGACGCAGGAGGAAGCAGCGGAATGCGTACTTCTCGTTGTCGCTGGTATCCGGCTTGTTGACCACACGCTGCAGGTTCTTTGCAAACTTGCAAAGCATGGTGATGAACTTGACGTAGGCATCGCCGTCGCCGTCCTTCTCGACCGTGAACCACGGGAACTCAACCGTTTCCTCGCACTCGTTGACCGCAAGGCTCTCCGTGTTCAGCGCGTGTTTCAGGAGCGTTTCCTTGTTGGCGATGAGCTGGAGCAGATTGTTCATCGACTGCTCCGTGAAGAAATCCCTCGGCATCGAAATCGTCAGCGCCACCGGCTCGTCCTCTGCTGTGTAGCCTGCCTTCTGCAGTTCGCTCCGGATGTCGTCCGGAAGCTCATCGCCGTGCAGCACCGCTTCCTTGTCGAGGGTGCATGCTCCGATCTGGTATCCGCAGCTCGGAACGCCGAGGTACTTCACCTCGCTTCCGGTCAGCTCGCCGATCTTCTGTGCCAGTGCCTTGCGCTGGCTCTTTTCGATATTGAACTTGATATTCATAACGTGACCTCCTGTTTTTCACCGCTTGCTGCGGTTTGAGTGTAGTAAACAGTCCGGTGGACTGTTTAGATATTAACTCTGAACCGCGCAGATAGCAAGACTGTAAAAGGTCGAATATGTGCGGGGCGGTTTTGCACCGATTTGTGCATATTACAGCGTCCCCAGATATTTACATATCGGCGGATGCGCTGTATAATCAAAGCAAGAAAGTATTTTTTATTGGAGGGATACTCAATGTCGCATAAGAAGAAAGCTCACCAGAATCAGAAAAAAGCAGATTCACTTACTGTCAATAATCCGAATAAAGCACCTTCCGGTAATCTTATACATCAATCAGGCATAATTGCTCGTGGAGTTTCAACTAAGCATAGTACACGCCCAATCTCATATATTGTTTACTGCGAGGGACAACGCGTCATGATATGTTCTGATTTTAAACCAGCAGGCAATGGTATGATATGCTGTACTTATGGTTATAGCAGAACGCTTTGTAACTCCCTTGTGGAATATAAAGAAATCACAAAAGAAAAAATTGAGATGGAGGCTTATCAGGCTTGGATGACTGGTGCGCATTGAGCAATCGTATTTTATTCTGTCAGCTTTCCTTAGTTTCCACCTCTTTGACCAGATCGGAATAAGGAATCTGCTGTCCGTCACGAATTACATACACGCCTTCGGCATTCCCGGTGTCTTCAACATAGCGGCGGAGGATGACGGAGGCGTATTTTTCGTCCAGTTCCATCATGTAACAGATGCGGTTCATCTGCTCACACGCCATGAGCGTCGAGCCGCTGCCGCCGAAGGTGTCGATGACCACAGCATTCTCCTGCGTGGAGTTTCCGATAGGATAACCGAGCAGGTCGAGAGGCTTGCTGGTCGGGTGGTTCGCGTTCCGCTTCGGCTTGTCGAAATGCCAGATGGTCGTCTGCTTGCGGTCGGAATACCACTTGTGCTTGCCATTCTGCATGAAGCCGTACAGCACCGGTTCGTGCTGCCACTGGTAGTCGGAGCGTCCGAGGACGAGGCTGTCCTTCACCCAGATGCAGCAGCCTGCAAGGTGGAATCCCGCATCGACAAACGCACGGCGGAAGTTCAGTCCTTCCGTATCAGCATGAAACACATAAGCCGCGCCGCCTTTTTCGAGGTGTGCCGCCATACACTGGAAAGCCGCCAGCAGGAAATTGTAGAACTCCTCGTTCTTCATGCTGTCGTTCTGAATCGTCAGCCCGCTGGAGCTTTTGAAAGATACACCGTAGGGCGGATCGGTCAGAATGAGATTTGCTTTCGTATCGCCCATAAGTGTATTTACATCATCCGGGCTGGTCGCGTCACCGCACATGAGGCGATGCCTGCCGACCGTCCACACGTCGCCGCGCTCCACAAAGGAAGCCTTCTCCAGCGCAGCAGTCAGGTCGAAATCGTCATCCTTTGCATCGGAGTCCGTGCCGTCAGAGAACAGGTCAGCCAGCTCCTTTTCATCGAAGCCAGTCATGGCGAGGTCGTAGCCGAGGTCTTGCAGTTCCTGCATCTCCACGGCGAGAAGCTCCTCGTCCCAGCCTGCATCCAGCGCCATACGGTTATCCGCGAGGATATAGGCTTTCTTTTGTGCGTCGGTCAGGTGGTCAACATAGACACACGGCACTTCCGTGATGCCTTCCTCCTTCGCCGCCATCAGGCGACCGTGACCTGCGATGACGTTGTACTCCCGGTCGATGATGACCGGATTGACGAAACCGAACTCACGCAGCGAGGAACGCAGCTTTTTTATCTGCTCCGGCGAGTGAGTGCGGGCGTTATTTACATACGGTATGAGCTTGTCGGTGCTGACAAGCTGAAAGTCTGTCGTTGTTTTCATGTGTACCTCACTTCCTGCTGCGGAGTAGCTGCTCCATCATATCGTCCTGCGGAGAGCCGTCGAACTTGGTCGTGCAATTCTGCTTCACGATATCGAAAATCTCGTACCAGAGCAGATTTGCCTGTTTCTGATAGGACTGACTGAGGGATGCGAACGGAGATGCGACCACGCCGCCGGTCGTCGGGTGCTTGCCAAGCAGACCGTAGGTCGAGAGCGCATCCTCGCACTGTACGAAACGAGCAAACGCCAGCGAGTAGCTTTCGAGCAACCGCTTGTTCACCAGCTTTTCGCAGCCACGGTTCTTGAGCCATATCCATGTTTCCTTGTAGATTTCATCAGCGCCGAGGGGCTTGCCGTCCTTCTGCCGTGCCGAGAGGTATTCACTCGGCGAGGGCATATCTTCACCAACTAGATCGGCGGCATCATCAAGGTCAGCACCTTCCAGCGCGGTCGGGGTGAATTCGATGATGTCGGCATCCTCTCCTGCGGCAATTTTCTCGGCGAGGGGCTTCGGCTTGTCGCCTGCGCGGACTCTGCGTCCGCCACGGTTTGTACCGTCCTTTGCCATATCATCACCTGCTTATAAAAAATGCCGAAACCACACAGATTTCGGCTTGTAAAATATTCGAGGGGGTTAATCGGGTGTTTGAACCGGACTTTTTGTGCGTGAGAGGGGGCGCCGGTCTTGTGATCGCTGCTCCGTAGAGATTTCGATACCCCCATCCCAACCCCGGCGTATAAAAAAGCATCTGCCGTTTTCACGACAGATGCGATCATTTTATTGTGCATCACTTCTGGTATAGAATGTGCTGCGTCCTGTTCCGTGCCTTACAAGCAATCCCTGTTCCACAAGCTGCTTGATTGCATTCTCAATGGAAGCCTTGCTGAGTGTCGGACAAAGCTCCATGACCTCACTCTTGGTAAACTTTCCGATCTTGTTGTAAACCGCACGGCGCACCGTTTCGATTGCGGGCAGCTTTTCATCAACCAGTGCTACACGCTCCTCGAAATCACGGTACGCAGCAAGAATGGTCTGCAACAGATACTTGATAAAAGGCGTGGGATCTTCTGTGTTCTCGTTCCAGCCTTTCTGACACTGCTCCAAAGCATCGTAGTAAAGGTTCTTGTTCTTGGCAATCTTGCTTTCAAGGGAGATATACCTGCCGATCACATAGCCGGAGCGATACAGCAACAGGGTAGTCAGCAGGCGGCTCATTCTGCCGTTGCCGTCATTGAACGGGTGTATGCAGAGAAAGTCGTGAATGAACACGGGTATTAGCAGCAAAGCGTCAAGCTCCTGTGTATCAATCATGCGGTTATAGCTTTCGCAGATTGCATCAATTGCCGGAGGCGTTTCATACGGGGCAAGCGGTGTAAACAAAACAAACTCTCGTCCCTCTGCATCCGTTGCGCTGATATAGTTCTGGGTGTTCTTGAAAGTTCCGCCAATGCTCTTATGGGAATACTGATACAGATCACGGTGGAGCTGCAGGATATAATTGGACGTGATTGGAATAAACTCAAAGTTCTCGTGAATCGTATTCAGCACATCACGGTAACCCATGATTTCTTCCTCATCACGGTTACGGGGTGTTGTCTTATCCCGTACAAGCTGCAGCAGGCGTGTATTGGTCGTGCGGATTCCTTCGATTTCATTGGATGCTTCTGTACTCTGTACCTTTGCAATCTTAATCAGTCGATCAAGCTCCACAGGCTTCTGCTTCAGATAAAGCTCCTGTCTGCCCTTGTATTCATGAATCTGTGCCACAAGCCCGATAATCTCACTGTCCCAAGAATGACCTGTAAGTTCACGGTAATCGAAGTTTCTCATACTCTCACGCTCCTTTCTCCTAATTATAAATGAATTTAGGCGAAAAATCAAGTGGTTAGGCATATTTTCTCCTAAAAACTATTATATGTTAGGCGAAAGGAATTATTCAGTAGGTGTATTCCGGTCTGGTGTTCTCGCTTCCGGTTTTCTTATCGTGACACGGCTTGCATAACGCTTGCCAGTTCGTGTCGCTCCACATCAGATAGTGATCGCCACGATGCGGAACGATATGATCGACAACGGTTGCTGCTGTGAACCGTCCCTGTGCCATACACTTCACGCATAGCGGATGCTTCCGCAGGTACGCCTTGCTGACACGCTGCCATTTACTACCGTAGCCACGCTTGGCGGCGGACGGTCGGTCAGGGTGCAGGGGCTTGTGTTCGTCACAGTACGCACCCTCGGTCAGTTTCGGACAGCCGGGGTGCTTGCACGGCTTCAGTGCCTTCCTCGGCATCGCCGACACCTCCTTCGGGCATAACAAAAGCCGCTGCGGATACCCACAACGGCTCTATACATATTCTTCTATTATACATTATATCACACATTACCGGTGTTTGCAAGTCCCACGGTGTCCCAACTTTTCAAGGCAGTTACGGCTGTGCTGTGAAGGCGGAACACGTGGGACTTGCTGTATCCCATTTCCTTCATGATCTCCGACCACGGCAGGAATTCGAGGTATCTTTTACACAGAAGGTCACGGGCATCACCGTCCTGCACGGCATTGATGCGGGTTTCCATATCCGCGATCAGCGCATCATATTCTGCCTGCGTTTCCTGTATATCCTGTTCCAACGCCATGATTTTTAACACAGTGCTTTCCATTTTGCTGCGATCGGGTGATACCGTCCTCGGCATATCATTGATGCCGCTGCCGTTCATTCCTTCTGCCCTCTGACGCAGCAGACGTATCTCATGGATCTTACGATTAATACGCTTGCGGAGCTGCTCCATCTTGTTCCAGTATTCTTTCATTCTCGTACCCTCGCTTTCACGGCTTTCATCATCGCCGCCTGTGTCTTGTCCTTGTTTTCCAGAACCTTCATGATGTCCTCGTCGATCGTACCCGCCGCCACGAGGTGGTGGATGACGACCGTTTCGGACTGCTGCCCCTGTCGCCAGAGGCGGGCGTTGGTCTGCTGATACAGTTCCAGCGACCACGGCATCGTGTACCAGATGATGGTACTGCCGCCGGACTGGAGGTTCAGACCGTGACCTGCGGAAGAAGGCTGAATCAGTGCGACCGGGATTTTGCCCTTGTTCCAGTCGGCGATGTCGGCATCGGTCTTGATCTCCCGGCAGTCGAAGCGCTCCATAATGCTGTCGCGCTCATGCTTGTACCAGTAAGCAATCAGCACCGGTTTGCCGTTCTGCGCTTCGATCAGATCTTCCAGTGCGTCCAGCTTGTGCGAATGTATCCGCACCACGCTGCCGCCGTCGGCATATACCGAACCGCTGGCAAGCTGCGTCAGCTTACCGCACAGGACACCTGCGTTTGCTGCCGTTATGGAATCGCGGGTGGAATCCAGACACATATCCTGCTCCATGTCTTTGTAGACCGTTGCCGCCGCTTCATCCAGCTCAACGGAATCAGCGGTCATCACCAGTTCCGGCATCTTCAGGTGGTCGGTGGTTTTCATGGAAATGCTGATGTCAGCGATCTTGCTGTATATCTGTTTCTCTGCACCCGGTCTGGGAGAATAGGTAAAGCCGTTCCAGTCCGGGGTGAAGTAGGCATCGCGGTACTGCCCGATTCTCTTGCCGAGGCGTTCGCCTTTATCCAGCAGGCGGAATTGCGCCCAGAGATCCATGAGACCGTTGCTGCACGGTGTACCCGTCAGCCCGATGATGCGCTTCACGAACGGTCGCACCTTTCGCAGCGCACGGAAGCGCTTTGACTGGTGGTTCTTGAAGCTGGACAGCTCGTCGATCACCACCATGTCAAAGTCAAACGGCATCCCACTGCTTTCAATGAGCCACTGCACGTTCTCGCGGTTGATGATATACAGATCAGCTTTCTGACGGAGAGCCGCAAGGCGCTGGTCGCGGCTGCCGAGAACCAGACTGTAGGTTAGCCCATTCAGGTGATCCCACTTGCTGATTTCTGCCGCCCAGCTATTCTTGCATACACGTATTGGTGCGATGATTAGCACCTTCCGGATTTCAAAGCGGTCGAACATCATGTCGTTCAGCGCCGTCAGCGTTATGCTCGTCTTGCCTAATCCGCATTCCAGCAGGACGGCTGCCTGCGGATGTGTTTCGATGAAGTCCACGGCAAACTTCTGATAATCATGAGGTTTGTATTGCATCAATGATTCCTCCTATCTGCTCTGGACTGTCCAGCACAAATGCCTTGAAGCCCAGCCGCCGAAGTGTTCTGATACGCAGACGCTGCAGTGGACGGGGCGTTTCGCCGGGAGCCTTGACCTCCACGAAGCCGATTCTGCCAGAAGGCATCAATACGATGCGGTCAGGCACACCCGCTGTTCCGGGAGAGGTGAACTTCCAGCAGACACCGCCGACTGCTTTCACGGCAGCGACCAGTTTTTCTTCAATTGATTTTTCCCGCATAGATTCGACCTTTCCGGGCAATAGTGCAGGTCGGTGAATGTCATTTGCAAACCTTTCCATAGGAAGAAAATTCTATGATTTTTCTCGCCTGCGTAAGGTTGAGATATGAGTTTCACCGACCTGCACTTTCCCGATTCTACGTTGTTTTTGAATGATGAAAGTGCAGGTCAATCCAGAAAGTCCAGTCGGATTTGAAGCCCATAGATGGTAATTCCGCTGTTCAGCTTCTTGCGTTTATATCCTGCCTGCTCCAGCGCACCATAGAAATCGGTGGTACTGCGGACATACTCTCCGTTCTCAATGCAGTACTCACGGTAACGCTTATACAGCTCTCCGGACTTTTCCTGATATGACGCATCCACGTCACAGCACTCGTCAATAAAAGAACCGAGCCAGTCATTGCCTTCACGGTACGCACCGATAGCGTCCAGCACGCATTGTGGGCGGTTTACCTTGAAATCGGCGGCGACCACCTTCATCGCACCCTCGATCAGCCACGACAAAACCGCACCACCTGCATGGTCAATCAGGTACTGCGTGTAATTCTTCTTGTCGTCCTGCCCCTGAATCTTTGCATGGAACGGAATGACAATCAATCTTCTCCACGTGCCGTCATCGGAAGCTGCTATTTTTGGCAGGTGGTTCGTGTACAGCACCAGCGTGTGACTCGGTTCAAAGGAGAACGGAGCTTTGAATTTCTTTTCTGCGAAAATGGGATCAGTCGAACAGAGCTGCTTTACCACGGAGGTATTCAGACGCATTCCTTCCTGCAGCTCTGCCGCAATGATAAGACGTTTGCCTTTCAGCTCTGCCATTTCAGGCTTGACGTTGCGCTTACAATTGACGGTCAGCGCATCGGCGGAGATGTTGCCGGAATAACTGCCGAGAACCTTATAGATCACATTCCAGAAGGTGGACTTGCCGTTTCTGCCGTCGCCATAAGCAATAATCATCGCTTCCGTGTATACCTTGCCAATCAGACAGAGACCGCAGATCATCTGCACATAGTCGATCAGGCTCTGGTCACCGCAGAAGAACACCTGCAAAGCATCCTCCCAGATCTGGCGACCTTCCTCATTCGGCACGACCGCCGTCACTTTCGTTATCAGGTCGGTCGGATCAGTCGCTTTCCAGCCGTTGAGACCTTTGGCAAGGTCGTAGGTGCCGCCGGGGGTGTTCAGCAGCATCGGATCACCGTCAAGCTGCTCCGGGTGCTTCAGCACCAGCGGCTTTGCGGCATCGAGAGCATTGTTCAGACTGCGGATGTGGCGGTATTTCATGACGAAGGCACGAAAGCCCTTTGCAAACTCAAACTCGTTATCCGCCGAGAGCTGCGCATCGTTCAGGCTGTCCCTGAACTTCTTGCCGCCTGCCATTGCAAGCGCACGGTTCACGCCAAGTCCCTCCAGTTTTCCCAGCTTTTCTTCCATCTGCCTGTCCGCTTCCTCAAGCTGTGCATCCGTGTGTTCGATCATCGCCATAACCGCCGCCTGTTCCGATTCCTCCCAGTAGGTGCCGTTATAGCGCAGATAATTCGTAGCAATCGTAAATGCGATCTCATCACCAAAGCACTCTACGAATGTGCGGGCTTCACCGACATCTGAGAAATCGTCCGGGATCAGCACATTATCGCCGTATTGGTCAGGAGGCACATAACCTTCCTGTGATGTGACCTTCATGCCGAACTTGCAGGCGCTTGCCCAGATGCCTTCCAGCTCCTCATCGTCGAGGGGTGGATCGCATTCCGCTGCCTTTTCGAGGAACTTCGCATGGGCATCATCCGTCACACCGAAGCGCTTGACCAGCTTGCCCGCCATACGGGACATGGTACTGTTACGCTGTCCCTGCGGGATGCTGCGGCTCGACTTCATGAGCGTGAGCCAGTCCTCAATGGTCAGGCTGCCCTCGTGCCAGATCACATCACCCTTCGAGCCATATAGGAAGCGGGAAGCGTCCAGTGCATTGCCGTCAAAGAACGGCAGCTCCTTGTAGATGCGGGTTTTGATGTTCTTATGGAATGCGGCATCCTTGCAGGGCGTAGTCGGGAAAAACACATGGAAACGAGGACGGGCTGTTACAGAGCCTTTCGCCAGCATATGATGACGGCTGTATGTGATTGCATAGGCAACATCGCCGAGCATCTCACTGAGCTTCACCGGGGTGATCCAGTCTTCCGGATCGTCGCTGTGGTCATTGTCGCAGTCCATCGGCACAACATCTGAAAGCTGAAAATTGGCATCGCTGCGGGCATTATTCGCATACAGCGCGCACACATGGTCGAACGTGACCGCCTTGCGGAGATCTGCTTCCGATGTAATGACCTTCTGATTCGGGTAAATCGTATTCTTTGCGTTGCCGGTACAATCGGCAGTGTATAGGGTAAACTTCATATTTTTTCCTCCAAATCCTCCGTGAAGTAACGGATTTTCATGTGCTTGTGCTTTGCCCGTTCGATCTCCGCCTTCATGCCGGAGCTGACCGTGTCGCCGAACACCCACAGCTCCACGCACTTACTCATCAGAACGAGGTTCATAAAAATGGCTGTATCCTGTTCCTTCGGAATACTGTCGTCCATAAATTGCGTGAAGTAGATATGGGGCGTGATCGGCAGATAGTGCTGATCGACTGCAAAGCGGCTATATCGCTTGGCGTTTTCGACGTTTCTCTCCGTATCTCCGGAGTACGGCGAACAGATATACACGACGGGACGGAAGGCGGCAGCCTTGCGAGCTGCCTTCTCCTCCTTCTCGATGCGGGTGAACGCCTCATGTTCCGTCGGACTTGCATAGCCTTCGCTGTTATAGTAATCAGCCATGCTTCACCTCGTTTCTGCCGCAGGGCTTTCTGTCGCAGCCCTTATTGCAGAGCTTCCCGCAGCGGGGGCATTTCACATAGACGTTCTCCGGTTTGACCAGCTTGCCGCTGACCAGCGTATAAAACCATTCAATACTGTATTTCATATCATCCCTCTTTTCAGCTTCACGTGCAGTCTCTTACAAGCGCACTCGTTGCAGAGGACTGCCGTGCCGTACATATCGCCCAGACCATCAGCGAACACGCACGACAGATCAACGGCGACCTCCTTGCCGCAGTCCGGGCAGGAGCAGAACACGTTCTCGCTGTTCAGCTCCACCTTAACCTCGATCTCATCGGTCTTTTCCTTCACATAAAACATAACCATTCTCCCTTCATTCTTTACTGCCCCCAGAAGTGGGGTGAGCATCTCTGCTCTACAACCCACTACAGAATCGGGAGCGTTTTGGACGAAACAATCAGTCCTTTTTATAAAACTCGCACTCGTATCCGTCAGCCCGCAGGAGCAGACCTTCCGCCCATGCAGGCGTTCTTGCCATCTGCTGACATACCACTTCCAGCGACATCCTGCGGTCAGCCTCAATAATCATTTCGTCGTGTATGTGACCGACGATAAAACAGCAGCGCAGAGTTTGCATAGAGAACATCAGCAGATCACGGGCGACTGCCTGAACAATATTCTCGACGAACTTCGGACCGTAGCTCTCGATACGTTCCCACTTCTTCGATGCACCGACACCCATATACGTCACGGACTCACCGCCGTACTGGTTCTCACCGATCTGTGGGTGCGCGTAGCACAGCTTCCGACCAGAAGGCAGCGTGATAAACAGCATCCTGCTCTGGTAGCTGAACTGCAAGCCGTGTGTTTCTGTGGTGGTTTTCTGCCTGATCGCAGTCTTTACTGCATCATCAACAGCCCACCAGAGCTTGACGATATTGGGAGAAGCATCCCGCCAGTCGGTCACGATCTGCTTCAGCTCTGCATCGGAAAGGTTCAAAGCATCGCCGCCCATTGCCTTCATTGCGCCCACGCTGCCACCGTAACCGCAGGCAAGCTCCGCAACCTTGCCCTTTTGACGCAGTTCACCGTTGATGCCGTGTTTCACAACGGGAACGCCGAACATCTTTGATGCCGAAGCACAGTAAATATCCGCGCCGTTCGCAAAAGCGTCCATGCGCCATTGCTCTCCTGCAAGCCATGCAATGACACGGGCTTCAATGGCGGAGAAGTCCGCAACAATGAACTTATATCCCGGACGGGGGATAAAAGCCGTGCGGATGAGCTGCGACAGCGTGTCAGGCACATCTTCATAGAACATTTCGACCTCATCGTAATAGCCGTGCTTGACCGTTTCTCTTGCATCGGTCAGGTCAGGGATATGGTTCTGCGGTAGATTCTGTAACTGTATGATGCGTCCTGCCCAGCGTCCCGTGCGGGAGGCGCCGTAAAAGCTGAACATTCCTCTTGCACGATGGTCGGAGCAGGCTGCTGTCTGCATCGCCTGATACTTCTTGACGCTGGACTTTGACAGCATGAGCCGCAGTTCCAGCACCGATTTCACTGGATCTTTCGCTGTCTTGAGCAGTTCCTTCACAGCAGCTTTATCCAGACAGTCCGACTTATATCCCTGTTCACCGAGCCACTCCAGAAGCTGATACACGGAATTCGGATTCTCGATACCGGTAACCCTGCGCATTTCTGCCGATAGTGTTGTCTTCGCCTGTGCATCCAGCGTCAGCGCAGCCTCGACCAGTTCCATATCGACACGGATGCCGCGATCGTTGATCTCCTGATCGAGATAAAACTGCTCCCAGATGAAATCCGGTACGGGGAAACGGGAAAGGCGCTGGTCAATGGCAAGCTCCGCCTCCACATCCTGCTTGTTGTAAGCCTTAAAGGTTTCCCATTTCTCAGGTGCATCGGCGGGTGTATGAAACTGTGGAACGCCGTCAACGGTATCATAGGGAACACAAAAATACTTGATGAGCGCCTTGCCCTCCGGCATCTTCTGCTGCTCCAGCTTCAGAGCCGCACCTGCGGCAGCAAGCGTGGACGGCAGACCGAGCGTCCGGCAATGAATCATGGTACACTGCCAGCCGACCGGACTGAGATAATCACCGACGGTATCGGCATCAATGCTGTAGCTGCGGAAGATTTGCGGATACTCCTCGTGCAGATATCTGGAAAGACATACACGCTCAAATTGCACGTTGAATGCCCTCTTGATGACCGATTCATCGGTGAGAGCAGTCAGGATATCTTCGGGTACACGGTCACCGTTCGCCAGATCGTAGAGCTGCACTGCACCGTCATCTATCGCAACACTCATAAGCGTGATAGCAAAATACGGAGAATCGGCGTAAGCGTACACACCACACTTGGTGATGTCACGGTCACTCCGAGTCTCCAGATCAATTTCTAAAGTTTTCATGGTAGCACTTCCTTAAACCCACCCGGACGGAATCCCGTCAGTCGCCCACCCGACATTGCGTTGTTATTTCTTACGGTTCTTGAAGGTGTCAATCAGAATAGTGATCGAGATGGTTGTCCAGCAGAGCATCATAATGCAGCCGGACACACCCATAATCATCGTGAATACTGTATTCATACCGTCACCTCACGAAAGAAAATCGTCGTCGTCATCGTCCATGTCTGCGAAATCATCCTCTGCACGGGACTTGCCGCCGAGAGGCTCACCGTCACGGAGCTTCTGGAGATTGTTCAGACCGCAGGCGATACCCTTGTTGCCGTTGGTGTTGAAGGCGTAGAAGTTGATGGACGCTCTGCCGTAGATACCGGAGTACAGCTCGCTGGTATCGAGAATCGGCTGGCAGGAAGCATCCACAACACCGGGCTTGGTAGCGCTGTTGGCGTTGATGAAGTAGCAGCCTGCGTATGCCTCATCGTCAGGACGTTCGTCATCTCCGTCACGCAGCGGAGTTTTGATTGCCTTCAGGGGCGGCACGGTTTTGCCATTGCCCTTGAGCTTGCCCTGCCCCTCGTCGTAGGCAGCTTTGATCGCCGCCTTGATCTTCTCGACGGTCACGGTATCGGACTTCGGAATGATGAGGCTCACGCTGTACTTCGGTATGCCGCCGTTGATCGCTTTCGGCTCATTCACGATGAGGTAGCTGAAGCGGGTGTTCTTGCCAGTAACGACCTTTGTGGGATTGATAATCTTTGCCATGTTAATCTTTCTCCTGAAAATCATTGATTGTCCATGCCGGACGTTTGTCCGACTCTGGTACGAGTGTGGGTTTGCCCTGCGGCTTTTCGATCAAAGAGCCGAGCAGGGTGTTGAACTTCTTTGTGCCGAGCAGCTTGGTCATTGCGGTCACGCCCATGAGCTTTTTCTCAAAGGGATCATATCCCGCATCGGTGACAGCCGCTGCAACAGCATCGGGGTTGGTGTATCTGCGGTTGCTGCGTCCTTCCACGACTTTGAAGCCGGGGTACTGCTTGCCGCTGATAGCCTGTTCAAGCGCATAAGCTTTGACATCGTTTACCCAGCCGATGAAGGTGTCCGCCCGATCGAGAATCATGCTGATCTCATCATCGGCAAGTGTATCCGGAACAGCAAAGTCGTACTGCGCCATCTGGAGATTATATTCCGCCCGCTTACGGCAGGTCGCCTTGATCTTGCAGAACTGACAGTGCTTTCCCGCCTTATAGTCGCCGTCACCGTTTGCTGCAAGAGCCGCAGCGGGGATAAGGACTTCCTCTGCCCAGCGTAGCAGTTCTTCCTTCGTGACCTCCGCAATGCTGACATTATCGCGGCGAGGCTGGAAGATGATCATGCGGACGGTCTGGATGTCGTACAGGCTCTCAAACAGGTCGAGAGCGCCCAGCGCATACATCCGCATCTGGCTGTTGCCCTCGGCATCGACAAGTACGCCGAGACCGTATTTGAAGTCGATGACGGTCATCGTGCCGTCGGCGACAATGATACAGTCTGCTGTGCCGAAGCTCTCGGCTACCCAGCGAGTGAAGTCGAGACGCTGCTCGACCAGTACCTGCGGATCGGGGCAGCTTTCCTTTGCCGCCTGCACTTGTTCCATGATGAACTCACAGTAGGCTGTTGCGCATTCCTCCATCTCTTCGTCATAGTACTCCAGATCGGGGGTAGGATCGCGTACCTTGTGACCGAGTGCCTTCTTGACCTTGTACTCGCAGAGGGCGTGTGCGTCAGTGCCTTGCTGCGCGTAAGTGCTGCCGGTATCACCGCCCGCATTTTCCTTTGCGGAGGGCGGGCAGTTGATCCAGCGTTCGCTGCTTGACGGTGACAGAATCGCGTGTGTTCCGGGCATCACAATCCCTCCGCTTCTGCCAGCACAGCGGCGTAGTCGCTTTCGGCAATATCCGAGAGCTTGGATGCACCATACTTGGCGATCAGTTCTTTGACCTCCGCCGTCTTGCCGCTGCGGGAGATTTCCGAAAGACGGCTGCGAAGCGCAACGAAGGTTACAGTCTCAGTCTTCTGTTCAGGTGCGGGCTGTTCCTTCGGTGCTTCTGTTGTCTGTGATTTGTATTCTGCAGAATCATAGATGGTCTCGAATGTGTCAAGATAGGCGTTAGTTGTCTGCGACGTGAATTTCTGTAATGCAGCAGTAAGTGCATTCAGGGCGTTTACCAGTTCCATCATCGGATCCATTATGCTTGTCCTCCTTTGCCAGATTTTTTGCGAGTCGCTTTGACACCACAGAGATTGCCATCAGGGTGTCGATCAGTTCTTGGGTTTTCCTGTTCATGTGTCGTTCACCTCCCTTCACAACCCACTACAGGATCAAGGGCGTTTTGGACGAAACTTTTTCAGAAAAATATTCCGAACTCGGATTCAAGCTGTTTCCGTACCTTTTCAAGCTGCGAACGATAGGTGCTTCGCTTCAGATTGAGCTGTTCCAGACACTTGCGCTCGGACATATCTTCATCAAGGCTCATCTGACCGACGGTGATGGCTTCGGGCATCAGTTCTTTCAGCCGTTCGAGAAGCTGGCGCATCAGGATCTGGTCGGTGACGATTTCTTCGGTATCAGATGTATCTGCGAAGGTGTCGCCGTGCATTTCCGTCTCATAATCGAGGGAAAGGTTGTCCCCGGCAGCACGATACTCGCAGACGTCACAATCGCCGTCACATTTCCAAAGGTACTGCTTCGGGCAGCAGCACTGCCCATGATACTGGCGGCGGCTGCGGATACGGTTTGTTTCCGGTGTAATATTGGTATAGACTTCCTCGGAAACAGGAATCAGGGTAACTTTGTGCGGATCATTGGCGTCACGCATTGGCAGGTAAAACTGTTTTGACATAAAAATTCCTCCATTTGACTTGCGAATGGAGGAATCTTGGTCTGCAAATGGGCATGACGAATCAGACCGCATTCCAGATGGATTACTCCATTCAGGATTGCAGCCGTCAGCTCAATTGACAGCCGTGCATATTAACTTGTCCTACCGCAGACCGTTGAGCAGCCGTTGATCAAGCGGCTCAGTGTGCAGCAGCAGACAGTTTAACGTCTTGTCCGGGACGGATGTATTATATTACCACTGGAGAAAACCAGCGGCGTTGGACGAAAGGTCTTCTATATAGGGGCAGAAAAGCAGGTTCATACAACGGAAAAACGTTTATTATTGAAAAATGCAGACATCATCATCGGTCGTTTTCGATGGTGAGAAGATCATCCAGCATAGCTTCAAGTTCCCAAGAGCTAACACTGGTCGGTGTGCCACCGTGCAAGGTCATAACAGAGCTGCTAACTTCTGGTTCATAGTGAGTATTGATGCGGCTTATCAGCATATAAGCCTGATTCTCCATTGCTTTTCTCTCGGTAATTGTCATGATGTTGACCTCCTGTATTCATAGCAAACAGTACTTGACTGTTCTGTTCTTGCTTCCATTCTACCTGAAAAAGCAAATAAACAAAATGTATTTGACTTGTACGAGACTTGTATTTCACTTGCGCGCATAGAAAGAAATTATATCAACTTCGATTTCTCAAAGTTTTTTGTTGAAATTGCTAATTTCATCTTGAAAAATGTGGAGGTTTGTGTTATAATAGAATATGAACATTAATTGAGCTGCCTGCCAATGCTCATGGATTTTTGAAAGGAAGGAGGAGGGAGCATGGTATACAGTTATAATAAGCTCTGGAAATTGCTTATTGATAAGAATATGATGAAAAAAGACCTAATGGAGAAAACAAAAATAACCTCTTCCACAATAGCAAAAATGGGAAGAGGCGAAGCAGTCAGCTTAGATATACTTGGCAGGATATGTGAAGTCATGGAATGTAATATAGGCGATCTTATTGATTTTGTAAAAGAGGAAAAATAAAGAAAAACGGAGGGTAAGTTAATGACACTATGTTTTGCGGCTTTTATAAGAGTACTGCGAATATGCGCTAAGCCACAAGTCTATAACAAAACCCTTTGTACAGCAGTTGTAAAAACTGTTGATGAGTACACAATTATTGGAACCGATGACGGACAAATCAGCCGCCTGATGTCGTGCGATTACAATCTTTCTCCCAAAGATGTAATTCAGCCTGTGCGAAATACAGATCTGTCAAAGATATCCCAAGGAATGCAGGCGTTTCTACTTCCGTTGCTGAAAGCGGAGATGATTCCGCAGGCGATTCTTGCATTACAGGATTTGGCACTGTCTACTGCAAATGACAGTACAAAGATTGGCTCTTTAACTAAAGCAGAGCTTGCATATAAGACTGTATTTGAGCCTGCTGATTTCTTTGCAGATGTCTTTTACTTCACGGCTACGGAAATCGAGAATAAAACTGGAAAGAATGACATCGCTGAAGTTACCGAAGAATATGTAAAGGGCTTTGACGGGAGCCTTATAACAATTGAAGAATGTAAAATCTTAGATACTGAGGATCTTGACATCACGTTGGACTGTGATGGCTTTGAGGCGGTATTTCGCAAAGTTAATCACGATGAGGCATTTGCGCTAAAGAATAAAAGTGGTATCGGATTGTACTATTTGGATATTTCCGACTCTGCTTTCAACTATGAATATCTTAATGAGTATCTCCTTGACAGCGTAGGAATGTATGTATACTCTCGCACACAGATCAAGAACCTTGAAGAACGAAAGAAAGCTCGGAGCATTGGTATAAAAGCACTGCGTTTAATGAAAGAAAATGGACAGCCAGATGAAAAAGGTACTGGTAACGAATTGGGCGAAATGTTGCTGTTCACTTTTATGGAGGGCGGTCTTCATGCGCCAAAGCTTCTAAGTAAGGTAGAGATTACAGCAGAAGCACATAGGTTCAAAAGCAAAAGTGATAGTGTCCACTTACTGAAGAAAAAAGTGAACGGCGAAATCTGCTACCAACTTGTGTTTGGAGCATCCAGTATCAGTGGCAGTATCATCGATGCTATAGATTCCGCATTTGAAGTTCTTGCGGTAATTAAAAATGGTCGAAAAAATGAACGTCAGATGGTTGAAAGCACACTTTTTAACAACACTTATGATCCAGAAACTACTGAACGTTTAAAACAGATTATCATTCCAAGCAAGCAGCGAACCGCAGCACCAGATATGGCATTCGGTATTTTTATAGGATACACTATAAATGTATCCGAAGATGACAATGATGATTTCCGCACACTTGCTGTTGAAAAAATGAAGGCTGATATACGTGAGGCTGTACCATACATCGAAAAGAAGGCTACAGAGCTAAACCTGACAATGCATTCGTATTACTTCTATTTTCTACCTTTCAATGATGCGGAGAATGACAAAAAACAGATCATGGACGAGCTGTTGGGAGGTGCATGATAATGACTGAACAGAACAACAAGCTCGGCTATTCCATATTTCACGGATTAGAACAGAATGAGTATCTGCGTGAAATATACGATGCGCTATTGCATAACTACTTCCTGCAGATATTTCATATTGAAACCATTGCGCCGAAAGAGATGTATACAGAGGATGCGTTAAGATTTGCCGATTTGCTTTCAAAATCTGTACAGGTACCCCTGTATGAAATGCATCGTTCTTTAGCACAGGAAATTGTCACACTCTTGAATCAACTTACCCCCGGAGACAAGGAAATAGAATATGTAATGGGTTCAGTACTTGCAAGCACCAACAATTATCTCGGTTTGCAGCACAGCACACCTGATTTTCAGGAAGCTGGTCTCCTTGAACGGCTATCGGAGGAAACGATAAAAGAATATCTGCGTATTCCCTCAGAGCAGGACAAATACTTTCTAAGCTCTCAAAAAGAGGTATTTGACCACATGGTTGGCGATAGCTTTTTCAGTTACTCCGGACCGACATCAATGGGAAAATCATTCGTAATGCGCACATTTATAAGAGAGCAAATCAAAAAAGAGAGTAAATGCAACTTTGCTGTTATCATTCCGACAAAGGCTCTGATAAACGAGGTATCGAAGGAGCTGTCAGATAATCTTGGCAGTCTGCTCCGTGAGCATGACTATAGAATCGTCACCTCTGCGGGTGCTGCTATTCTTCAGGATAAGAACGCTCACAAATATATCTGTGTAATGACACCAGAACGCTTAATGTATCAACTGATTGGATACCCTGATATACCGATACATTATCTTTTCATTGACGAAGCACAGAAAATTTCCGATAAAGAGGGACGCAGTGCTTTCTACTACCAGATAGTAGAGATGCTGTATCGGGAAGAACCGCACCCGCACATTATATTTGCATCCCCGCATATTCCTAATCCCGGCGTTTACCTTGAGCTTGTTCCCACCGTGATAGCTGGCGAGCGCACTCATTATACATCGACGTACACCCCTGTCAGTCAGGAAAAATTCCTGATTGATATCCGCTCACACAACTTGGGCTATTATAATCCGTTGACGCAGGAACTGCACACACTCGCATCATTTGATCCGTGCATGACATTGCAATCTTTCCTGATAGAGTTGGGAGCAGAAAAAAAGAACCTTGTATACTGCAATGCCAAATGGAAGGTCGTTGAATTTGCAAGAGAATACGCGGATGCTCTCCCAGTGATAAATGATCCAGATTTGATCGCCCTTGCTGATGAAATTCGAGAGGAAATACACGACCGCTACTATCTTGCCGATACTATAGAAAGAGGCGTAGCATATCATGTTGGCTATCTTCCTACCAGCATTCGCCTACGAATAGAAGAGCTGTTCCGAAAGCGAGACGGTGGTGTACATACGATCTTCTGCACCAGTACTTTATTGGAAGGCGTTAATCTTCCTGCAGACAATCTGTTCATTACAGATTACAAAAACGGCTCCTCTCCGATGTCAGCAGTAGAATTCAGAAATCTTATCGGTCGTGTTGGTAGGCTACAATACAGTCTATATGGAAATGCATTTCTGGTCTGTCTGCCGAATGGAAGTACTGAGCCTCATAATTATGTTACTCTTCTCAGAAAAGATATAGAGCTACAGATTCTTTCGATTAACACGATCAGCAATGAAGAAAAAGAATACATCCGCGAATGCTTAAAAGCCGGAAAGACTAAGCTTGAAAAGCTCAATGGTCAAACAGATGAAGGCTTCGCTCTTATGAGAAAGACCGCTAACATACTTCTGCGAGATATAATGCTCGACCGCAAGGGACGCATCAGTCGTGAATTCGAGTGCATCCTTACAAATGATGATATCGTACTTATTAAGAAGCAGTTTACAGGAAGGAAAAATGAACCGGATGATGATATCAACCTTTCTCTGGATCAAGTCAGTGCACTTGTTAATGCGATTGAAGGCGGTCTAAAATATCCTCGTGTAGACTATTACGGAAACATTAATTATCAAGCAACACTTGATTTTTTAGAAAAGCTGTGTGAAGTTTTCGATTGGGAAATATACGAGTCAGGAACGCTTGGGTATATCAAAGATGGTGTTCATAGTAAATTAAGGTTCTACGCTAATTTTTTAATTCAATGGCTCTCCGGAAAAGGTACAAAATATATGATTGAAGAAGCCATTAATTATAAGCGCGGGAAAAAAATCTATATCAATCATGAATCCGTCCCATTTGTCGATTGTGCAGAGCACTATAACAAAGTGGTTGAGGAAACTTTGAACGATATAAATGATATTCTTTTGTTCAGGTTATCAAACTATTTCATGCGCGTATCTACCGAACTGAAAAAGTATACTAACAAGGAATACCTTACTAATGACTGGTATGAGTATGTCGAATACGGCACAACAGACAAGACTTGCATACTTTTACAGAAAAACGGTTTCTCATCTGAAGTTGCCACATATATACACAAGCATGAAAGTCAATACGTTGAGCATACTGAAGATGGTATAAAGCTAAATATGTCTGTTTTAGCTTGTTCAAGAAGAAGCGTTCAGGAAGAGGCAAAGGCTGTATACAGCAATGTCCCTGAACTATTCATAAACGATAAACAGTAAGCCGCCAAGCTTACTTCACAATGGAGGTTATTTGCATGGCTGATAAGACAAACGCCAACATTGGCTTTGAAAAACAACTGTGGGATGCAGCGTGTGTTCTGTGGGGACACATTCCTGCGGCTGAATATAGAAAAGTAATCATCGGACTGATCTTTCTCCGATACATCTCTGCTGCTTTTGATAAGCGGTATCAGGAACTTGTTGCAGACGGTGATGGCTTTGAAGATGACCGCGATGCATATACAATGGAAAACGTGTTCTTCGTACCGGTGGAGGCACGTTGGAGTACTATTGCAGCAGCGGCTCATACAGCAGAGATCGGTACTGTCATCGATAATGCCATGAGAGCTATCGAGGCGGAAAATAAAACTCTGAAGAATGTTCTTCCGAAAAACTATGCCAGCCCAGATCTTGACAAGCGTGTTCTCGGTGATGTGGTTGACCTGTTCACCAACATGGATATGATGCAAACTACGGATAAGCACAAAGACTTACTTGGAACAACCTATCAGTATTGCATTAAACAATTCGCCGCTTATGAAGGTGTAAAAGGCGGCGAATTCTATACCCCCGAAAGTATAGTTAAAACAATCGTTGCTATTTTGCAGCCGTTTGAAAATTGTCGTGTCTATGATCCATGCTGTGGTAGTGGCGGTATGTTTGTGCAATCGGCAGATTTTGTTGAAGCGCACAGCGGAAAAAGAGACTGTATATCTGTTTGTGGTCAGGAATCTAATGCTGACACATGGAAAATGGCAAAAATCAACATGGCGATTCATGGAATTGGGGCTAATCTGGGAGAGTATCAAGCAGATACATTCTTCAATGATCTGCATAAAACGCTGAAAGCGGACTTTATAATGGCAAATCCGCCGTTCAATCTCTCGAACTGGGGGCAGGACAAGCTCAAAGATGATATTCGTTGGAAATACGGTGTACCGCCTGCCGGAAATGCGAACTATGCGTGGATACAGCACATGATACACCACCTTGCACCAAACGGCAAGATCGGTCTGGTGCTTGCGAACGGTGCGCTGTCTACGCAGTCAAGCGGTGAGGGCGATATTCGTAAGAATATCATTGAAGCCGACTTGGTTGAGGGTATCGTTGCGATGCCGACACAGCTTTTCTACTCCGTCACTATCCCTGTAACGCTGTGGTTTATCACAAAGGGGAAGAAGCAAAAAGGCAAGACGCTCTTTATCGATGCCCGCAAAATGGGACATATGGTTGACCGCAAGCACAGAGATTTCTCCGAAGAGGATATCCAGAAACTTGCAGATACATTCGCTGCGTTCCAAGATGGTACGCTTGAAGATGTAAAGGGCTTCTGCGCTGTTGCGACATTGCAGGATATTGCAAAACAGGATTATATCCTTACGCCGGGACGATATGTCGGCATTGAGGAGCAGGAAGATGACGGCGAGCCGTTTGACGAGAAGATGAAGCGCCTGACTTCGGAGCTGTCGGAGATGTTCGCAAAGTCCCATGAGCTTGAAAACGAGATCAGGGAGAAGCTGGGGGCGATTGGGTATGAAGTTTAATATATGGAATGATTTTCCTCAGAAGCCTTTACCCGAACTATTAGATTTTATTGTAGACAATAGAGGAAAAACTGTTCCTACGGTATCACAAGAAGAAGCGTGTGAAATCGTTCTTATAGCCACAAACTGTATTAGAAATGAAAATCTATATCCTGTCTATGAAAAAGTACGCTATATCTCAAAAGAAACATACGAGAAGTGGTTTCGTGCGCACCCGATTAGCGGTGATATTATTTTTGTAAACAAAGGAACTCCAGGCAGAATATGCTTTTGCCCAGAGAATATAGACTTTTGTATAGCGCAGGATATGATGGCGTTCAGAGTCAATTCATCTGTGCTTTATAACAAATATCTTCTTGCAGTATTGCGAAGTCGTGAAATGCAGGAACAAATTAGGATAACAAGTGTAGGAGACACTATTCCACACTTTAAGAAGGAATTCCTTAAAGAACTTACAATTCCGCTTCCACCAATGGATGTTCAACAGATTATAGGTGATTATTATTTTAAGCTATCTGAGAAAATAGAGCTTAATAAGAAGATAAATGAAAATTTACGCTTGCAAGCCGCCTAAATCTGCACCGCCGACACGTCGATCTCGCCGTTCATCAGCTTCGGCAGGAGCGTGTCACGGAGGGCGGCAAGGTGTTCGTTTTCATCACGATAATTGCGAATAGTAGCAAAAATAGGTTGTATTATCGTATTGAATCGTTCCAAAGAATGAGCATTTGGAATTATGACAGGCACTTTTTTTAAGTTTGCTTGACTAACCTTTTGCTGTACTGCTCCCGTTACAATATGTTTGATGTTTATTAGGCTAAAAAGCAGATAAAGGCTCTCCACCGTATATCCGAGCTTGCCAGTGATTATATGGGCGTGATTATTTACCCAAAACTTTCCATAGACGTATTGGAGTATGGGAAAACCGTTTGCATCTATAACAGTTCCGTCTTCACCGAGCAGTAGGTAAATACCATCAAACAGGTAATTATCTACATAGTCCATTCTTGAGGTTGCTCCATAATAAGGATAGGTTTTATCCATTTTATCGCGCTCTGCGCCAGATAAAGGAACTCGTTTAGAATCATGGAGTTCAATGATTTCCGATGCGGTTCCTATTCTCCAATCATCGGGCATTATTCCGCCAAACGGCTCAAAATCGACAAACCAAGCCTTGAACAGAGCCTGCGCCTGCTGCTCTAAATTTTCATTTATGTTAGGAGAAACAATATGGATTTAAAGAAAAAAATATACTATAGCTTTGATTTAGCATTGTTTTTGTCAGGAATTCTTTTGCTATTATTTAGCCAGAGTAAATCTAAAACAATAGAAATCAGAGCGATTATGGGAGAGTTGGCTATCATATCCTCTTATTTTCTTTTCCCATTTATTGATTCAAAAAAGAAGGAAAAATTCTATCAAACATTATCATTTCATTTTGTTTTGTTGATAGTTTCGCTTTTTATTGCATATGCCCCCTTAAAAGTATATGTAAACTATGCTGATGGTTCTGTATGGTGGAAAGAAATTCTTGCTGCGAGTGGAGTTCTTTTAGTTCTAACTTATCTATCATATTTGTTGATTAACTTTGTGAGGTCACTATATCTGCTAAGTGAAAAACTAATATCGTTTCTTATTTATTCTAATGTTGAGAGCAAATATAAAAACGCAAAGAAAATTATAGAGAAGATTACTGCATTTATAGTTACATTAACAGCAATGGCAGCAAGTATAACAGCTTTAATCGCTTCGTTAAAGAACATCATATAATATGAACACATGGTTGTAGGATGTTGGTACTTTGAAAGGAGTACCTACAATGAAAACTACGCTTATCACCACTATCGAGCAGGCTATGCTGAAAAAGCTCGATAATGCACAGCTTCAAGCCTTGCACGAGGTTCTTGTGCAGGCTTTCAAGGGTGTGTCGGTCACGGCTGTGGCTGATGCCGACAAAGCACCCGACAATACGGAGATTTTAGAGGAATTTCTCTCTGCGAAGCGTATAGAGGGTTGCTCGGAGAAGTCGCTGAACTACTACCGCAAGACGATCACGGCAGCTCTTGACAGTATCGGCAAGTGTATCAAGCATATCACAACGAACGATCTGAGAGCGTATCTGACCGACTATCAGGCAGAAAAGAAGTCCAGCAAGGTCACTATGGATAATATCCGCCGTATCCTGTCGAGCTTCTTCTCATGGTTAGAGGACGAGGATTACATCATTAAAAGCCCCGTTCGGCGCATTCACAAGGTCAAGACAAGCAAGACAATCAAGGAAACCTACTCCGACGAAAACTTGGAGCTAATGCGTGATAACTGCGTAGAATCGCGGGATCTAGCGATGATTGATATGCTCGCTTCTACGGATATGCGTGTCGGTGAAATGGTCTTGCTGAACCGCAGCGACATTGATTTCAATGAGCGTGAGTGTGTGGTGGTCGGCAAGGGTGATAAGGAGCGTATGGTGTACTTCGATGCCCGTACAAAGCTCCATTTGCAGAGCTATCTTGCTTCACGGACAGACAGTGATCCCGCCTTGTTCGTGTCTCTCCGATCTCCACATAAGCGGTTGACGATAGGTGCGATAGAGCTGCGATTGCGTGAAATGGGGCGAAAACTCGGTATAAACAAGGTACACCCACACAAATTCAGGCGAACGCTTGCGACTATGGCTATCGACAAAGGTATGCCGATTGAGCAGCTTCAAAGGTTGCTCGGTCATCAAAGAATAGATACTACACTACAATATGCGATGGTGAAGCAGAGCAATGTGAAACTGGCGCATAGGAAATATATTGGATAGGACGGTGATTTTTTGTGAGTGCGTGGAAAAAGTGCAGAATAGGTGATTTATGTGACACGATTTCCGAAACCTACAAAAGAACCGATAATATGGTTGTTTTAATTAACACATCAGATGTTTTAGAGGGAGAGGTTCTCAATCATACGCCTGTCCCTAACGAAAATCTAAAAGGACAGTTCAAAAAGACTTTTCAGAGAGATGATATTTTGTACTCTGAAATTCGTCCTGCTAATAAAAGATTTGCATTTATCGACTTTGAAGATACTTCAAAATACATCGCATCTACTAAACTAATGGTATTAAGACCACGTAAAGATGCTGTATTACCACTGTTTTTATATGCAATACTGAAATCACGAGATGTGCTTGAGGAATTACAGCACTTAGCTGAAACAAGATCAGGCACATTTCCTCAAATTACATTTTCCTCGGAATTAGCACCAATGGAGATAATGCTTCCTGACTTTACTACTCAAAAGCAGATTGTAGGTATTCTATCCGCAATTGAGGATAAAATCAGACTAAATACTGCGATAAATGAAAATTTACGCTTGCAAGCCGCCTAAATCTGCACCGCCGACACGTCGATCTCGCCGTTCATCAGCTTCGG